GGATAGCCACTCTCCATGCCTCTGTCGTGCCCCCTGTAGCACGCTCGTACGTTCGACACGCGGGGGTTTGTGTGTTTGTTTGGTGTGGAGTGCCCGTGTTATTGATAATGGTTATCGTTATTGTTCGACTGTTCGAACGGTTTGTGTTGGTTGTGTGTGGGTAGGGTGCTTGACGGGTCACGTGCAAGCACGCTTTGCCATAATGGGACATGTCGGCAACGAACAACAACGAAAGGAATGAGATAATGCAGTATGGTGTGTCGGTGAAAGAGTATACCGAAGACGGTAAGCGTTATATCAAGGTTAATGAGTCGGTTTGTGAGGTTGATGATAGCATTGATAGGGGGTGTTTGTTGTTTAATCTGTTGTACTGTACGCCGTTTTATTTTATGAAGTGTTTTATATAAAATAAAAACCACTGGGTAATATGCCCAGTGGTTTTATTGTTTTATGAGAATAGTGGAATTGTGGTGTTGACGAAAATCTCAGCTTTTTCCATGCCGAAGGGTGTGAAAATTGTCGGGTTGGCTGAGAAATCCTCGTTGTTGATGCCTAGGACAACCATTTTGCCGCTGTTGGTGACTGCTGTGAAGTAGCCGGTGGTGGCTTGATTGAGTTTGGCGAATTTGGGTAGGAAAGCGATTTTGTCGCCCGCGTTGTAGCCTTGGTGGTTAGTGTTTGGTTTTACGTGCATGTGGATTGATAGCATGCCGTTTGTCGCTATTGCCAGTGCCTGTGGGTCCAGTGTCACGTTGGTGGCCGCTGAGGTGGTGATTTTTCCGGCGTTGTAGGTGCCGCCGTCGCCGCCCATGAGCACGCTTGCGTATTTGTTGCCCAGCAGTTTGTACCCGTTGGTGTTTGGGTGTTTTTGGTCGGTGGCGAACAGTTCTGGGTGGCCTTGGAAAAATTCATATCCGTTTGGTACTGCTATGCCCACTCCTGTTGCGGCCACGCCGTCCATGATTGCTGTGTAGGTGGTGAACACCGATTCCCAGAGTTGGTAGGAGGGCCATTGCATGGGGTAGACTACGATTTTGGCGTTTGGGAATTTTGTTGCCGCGTTGGTTACGCATTCTTCGGTGGCTTGTTTCACGTCGTCATAGGTTTTGGGCGTGTCGTTTTGTCCGCCTGTAATCATGACGTAATCGATGGTACCGGCGTCCGCTGTGTGGTCGTTGTACGCGGCGTTAACCATGTCGTTAAACGTGCGTTTTGTGTTGTTGCTGGTTGCTACGAAACCCGCTCCGCCGTCCGAGTAGTTGTAGATTGTGGCGTGTAGGGTGCGTCCCATTACCGCGTAGGGGTTGTCGGTGGTTTTGTTGGTGGCTTGGTATCCCTCGCCGTAGCTGTCGCCTATGCAGACGATTTTGGCGTTTTTGGGTAGGTTGCGGCTGTTGGTGATTAGCGTCGGGGTGCGGTTGATTGTGTTTTTGAGCGCGGTGGCTTTGTCGGGTGTTTCCGCACCCAGTGCTGTGAGTGAGCTGGTGTTGGTGTTGATTGTGTTTTTGAGCGTGTTTGCCTTGTCGGGGGTTTCCGCCCCGAGGGCAATCAGCGCGTTTGTATTGCTTTGCGTGTCCGTATGGTTTTGCTCGATGGCATTGATGTGTTCGTCTGCGCTGGTGTCGTCGGTTATGCCCATGTATGCGAGTAGGTGGTGCGCAGTGTTGCCGTTTGCGATATTAGTCGCCAATGTGGTCGCTTTTTCGGGGGTGTCCGCACCGAGGGCGGTGAGGCTAGCGTTTGCCTTGTTGATACCCGTAGAGATATTCAACATGTTTTCGTCAACGCTACGCATGGCTGAATTGTACCCGTCTCGAAAATCGGCGGGCGTGTTGTCCTTGTATAGCGGCAGATTGAAGTTGTTGGTGTGGTCGTAGCTGTTTACCATGATATTTTTCCTTTGCTCATTTGAGATTCTTGATAATGTTTAACTGTACATCCAGCTGATGTAGTTTGAGGTCGATAAGATTCATGGCTCGATTGTATCCGTCTCGCATGTCGTTGGGCGTAGCGTCGGTGTACAGGGGCAGATTGTAGTATGGTGTGTACTTGTAGTCATCCATTTTTATTCTCCCATTGGTGTTACGCGGGGGTCGTTGTGGCCGAAAATCGTTTTGTTGCCGATAACCGCCGTTTCTAGGGTGGTGTGTTGCGCGGCTTCGGCTGTGCTGATTGTTGCCAACTCGCTTGCGCGTGCGCCGAACACTGCTAGTTCTCGGTACATGTTGCGCATGGCTTCGCGGCTGGTGACGTTTTTACCTTGCGTCGGGTCGTATACCGGCAGTGTTTCAACGATTTTATCGAGCTGGGCGATTACGTTGTCCAGACTTGCGCCTAGTTTTTTGGTCAGCTCGTATAGGGTGTCTATGTCGTTGTCGTATTTGCCCTCATTATCGTTGATGTACTTGATTGTGTCGGACAAGTAGTGCATGATTTTGTCATACTCCAAACACAACCATTTATACCGTTCCTCTTGCGAATACACGTCCCAGTAGATTTTCGGAATTACCGGCGTGTATTCCGTTATCCACGGAAATTGATGAATGTCGATATCACATGACATGATATATTCCTTTCCTTTTAATAAATGTTCAAACTCACGGAATAGAAACACGAAAACAGCGAGTCCATGTCGTTGATAATCATCAAATCAACGTCGTTGTAGTCCTTTATTTTTTCCATTTTATCCAGAAAATCGCCCTGTACAAACGTCTCGAACTGGTTATCCGTGGCGTTTGAGGCATAGTCCTGATTTTGCGGTGCTATCTGAGTCGCCGGAAAATCACTGAACACGTTGCGGTTTTTACCGTATGTGTCGCTGACCTGTAGGACGCTTACCCCGGTATCGAGCGCTTGATACACTAATTTATACTTGGGCATTATCTCATTGAATTTGCGCAACACCTCACGTTTCCAACTACCGGGCGGCAACACGCCGATTTCCCTATCCCAAAAATGGTTATTGAATTTTTCGCATACGCGCGTGTATTGCTCGTCGTTGTATGCGTCCCAGTGCCACGTAGGGTCTGTCCAGTCAACCCATTTATCGGCGATAAGTTCGCCTAGGGTGACTGTCACGACTGCGTGGAAATCACGTGGCGCGTCGCTCATATCATAGGGCGGTATCATCTGTATCATCTCCATTGTCATTGTTCAGTGCGAATAGTTTTTGCAGATTATGGGTGATATCGTAGTTGGCCGTCTCATTGTCAGAGCGCCATACAACGTTCAACGGTTTTTCGCTGAAATCGGTGAAATGCGAGTTAAGATACTCGCACATTCTGCGTCGCTCGGTGAGCCCGTCCAATGCTATGAGGTTGGTCGGGTCTTGCTGTGAGTTGACCTCATCCTCGATTTGGCGCTCGGCCTTGAATGGTAGGTTGCCGATGCCCAGCGCACCGTAAATCTGAGTCCAGATGTTCAAATAATTTGCCCATAGTTCGGTGCCGATGAACGGCACGTTGGTTGTCAGCGCTTGCACGTGCATGTCCTGTATGCCGTCCGTTGCCAAAACGATGAGTTCGCCGCCGCCGACCTGTTTTGCGAGGTTGGTCATGTCCAAGCGTTTTTCCTGTACACCACTGATTATCATAGGGGTTTTCTGATGCACGCGGTTCTGTTGCATGGTACGAACAATGTCAACAAGTTCGCGGCACCATAAGTCCACACGGTCATTAAGGGGTGCGCGTAGATGATTGTCCCAGCAGAAGTAACCGTTGGCCTTGTTGACGTTGAAACTGTAGCCGTTAAGACCCAACGCACGCCATTTGCTCGGGTTTCCGTACATGTCGGGTGCTGATTCCCAGCCTCCCATTGTGAGAGAGAGCCACTGATTGGCGTGCGTGCCGCTACGTGGGCGTGCGATTGTCGCAATGCCCTGAGTATATAGGGTCAGTTCGAGAAACCGTTCGTCGCATGTCTGGGGTAGGTTAACCCAGTGATACCGTGTTAGCGCCATATTCAAGACTTGGTTTTTGAACATGGTGAACAAACGTGTGTTGTAGCCTGCGGTCTGCCAATATCGGTCACTGTTCCATTTGAGCCCGTTGCGTTTTTGACCCATTATCGTACCTCGCTTTTAGTCGTTGTTGTATATGCTACTGCCTATTGTATCGGGGTCGCGCCATACGGTGACACCGGTCTCGAACATGTCCCGGATGATATTGACCGCGCGTGTCGGTGCGCTGGTGGCATAGATAAGCGCGTCACCGCGCCAGTAGGTGAACTTGCTTTTAATCAGCAGAGTCGGTGTTTCCACGTTTTGGCGCAACGTGTAGCCATACTGTAGAAAAGCGTCGCCGCAACGTCTGATGATGTCCGGCGATTGCGTCATGACTCGCACCTGTAGGCCTCGGACACCCCAGATATCGGGTAGGGCGTCGCCCTGTGACGCGGCGATGGTCACCGGCGCGGCGCGGCGCAAGTCCCTGAGTTTGGCGGCGTACACGTCTTGAGCCTGTTCGAGGGCGGTTTGAGCGCCGAAAATTCCGGCGTCGCGTTGCCGCTGGTTGTTGGCTACTGCGGTGTCGCGGCTACGTGCCGCGTTTGCGTTGCCGGTGTTGACGTTGTTGGTTGTTACGTTGGTGGATAGCGTGTTGGTAGATACCGTCAAATCGGCGTTAAGTTTGTTTGAGCGGTTTGTAGCGTCGGTTGCCAAGGTCATAGCGCGTGTTGTCAGGGTGCGATTAGTAGTTATCGCGTTGTTGGCCTTGCTTTCCATGGCTTGCAGATTGGCGTTATATACGGCCTCTTTGTTGGAAAGCGTCACCGACGTGTTGTAGCCGCTGAGTCCCACCGACATACCAGCGCCCGCGATTGCCGCCCCCGCCGCCAAGCTGCCACCCCCCGTAGCCGGTGCGGCGGCTAGAGTAATTGCCGCGCCAGCAATGGTGTTGACTGCCGATGATACGTTTGAGAGCACCGCTGAGTCAACGTTGGCTTCATATGCGGCGGTGGTCACCAATTTGTCAACGGACTTATCGGCCCCTAGCTTAAAGTTGGACGTCACGACGTCCGCGTCTAGTTTGGTGTTATTGAGGTCTGTTATGTCCGTGCTAGCGGTGTTGGATAGGTTGGTGTTGAACGTCGCGTTTTCGGTCTGTAGTTTGGTGTTGGCAACCGAGTTTGCCGTGCTTGCTTGTGTGTTGGTTAGGTTGGTTTCGGCGTTTGCGTTTGCGTTTGCGTTGCCCGTGTTGGTACCGCGCACGCTGGTGTGGTATGCGTTTAGGGCGTTTTCGCGAGCCTGTGTTCGGGCGCTACTGTCGTTGTCGTTGACGTATTTTACCGCGCTGTCTATCATCAGCGTGTACACTGGTATATCATGGGTGGATAACGCGTGATAGGCGCTGTCGGGTATGTCGGTGGTGTGGGGCGTGTTGGTGAGGTCGGCCCATGTGTACTCGGTTTTGCCGTTGCCCGATATGCCTGTCAAAAACGTTTGCGCGGACAAATACGGGTATGCGAGGGATACGCGGCGCATTACCGCAAGATTGCCGGTGGTGTCCTCTACTCGTATGACTGATTCGCTGTTGTTTTCGTCGGTGATGGACAACCACGCATAGGGGGCCGTGTACAGTTTCGCCAGTCGCGCGTACTCGGACGGGTAGCCGAACGCGCTCGGTTGCAAGTCGATGTCAGCCAACAAGCCCGTTGCGGCGGGATTGATACGATAAATGTCAAAGCCCAGTAGTTTTGCGCCGCTGATCGGGTTAATCATGTTGCGCGGCACGACGTAGCAAGCCTCGATAAGATTGTACGCCTGAGGCAGACGCGCGGTGAGTTGGCCGAAAAAGTCGTGCCCGTATGCGTCGGCTGTTTTGAGGCCGATAATCGTATACCCGTTGGGCCGCGTGTTGTCTGCGGATATGCCGGTGGCGTTCGGCGCTGACACTCCGTCAAGACTAGGCACGCCGCCCCACTCATAACCGGTGACTTGGTACTGACGCCCCCAGTAGTCGCCGGTATCCGCGTAGACGGGCGGCGTGTCGGGCAACGTGTCACCAACCGGCGTGAGACCGATGAATTGCGTGTAGGTGCACTTGACCGCCAACAACAGCCACATCTCCCCAGTCGCCAAGGGGACAAACCTGTTGGACGCGGTCATCACGGGTGCGGCGGGCGCGTCCGGCTCGGGCGCGGTGAGTCCCCGGTTGTTGTGTATGGGGTCCATGAGATACGTTTCCACCGTCTCATACGCTTGGGCGACGTGGCCTTGTTCGACCATGATTCGCGGGATATCAACCGAGTTGATATAGGTAGTCCAGTAGTCCAACTCAAGGATGCACTCGGTGACAGTCGCGTTGATGCGCCGAGTGTCCACTACAAAATAGTACAGACGTGACACGTGGCGTGTGGAGTAGTCCAGCTGTTCGCCCTCGCCCGGCATGTCGGGTATCGAAACGGCGAGGTAGTTGGCATACTGCAACGCCTGATAGGGTATCGGCAACCGCACGCTTTCCCCCGGTATGACGTTGAGCCCGCTATCGAGTTCGTACGTGTCGGTTGTCAGTCGGTCGAACCATGCGTCACGCTCAATATCGGTGTCCCATTTGACGCGGTTGGCGTCGTCCGCAGTCCAACGGACGGTGCATGGTTTGAGTGTGGTCTTGGACGTCCAGCGCGTGTAGTCGAAACTATTGGGATATTGCGAGTATACGCGCTCATTGTCGCCGGGGAAACCGGTAGCGTTTTGCAAATGCGGAAATTTGTTGGTCATGATTTTTCTCGCTTTCGTAAAATATTAGGGCCGGATACAACGAACATTGTATCCGGCCCCTAATAGGTGTCCGCAATTTTTACTTGACGGTGAGGTTGAGCGTAGCGGTGTATGCGTCGGTGTCGCCGCTCGGGTTGGTGTATGCGGCGGTCGCCTTGATGTGGATGACGTCGCCCTTGGCCAGCCCGGTGCGCTGGACATGGAGCACGCCGTAGTTGTCCACGCGCGTACGGGAGTTCAGCGCCCTCGGCACCGCAGCGACACTAGCCGCTGCCGGTTTTTCGGCCGACAGTTCGAACGTCGCCGCGTCGGGCCGGACGGCCAAACCGCCGGTGATGGTGCCCTGTAGGTCCACCATGAGACGCAACGTGTCGCCGGGCGCAACCGAGGTCACGCCGTTTTCGGCGGTGAGGTTAAGGCCCGTCACCGTCTGAGTAATGGTCGGAACGGTCGTGGCATCACCCGTGGTGAACAGCACTGCCGGTACAGCGGGCGTGACCGAGTATACGCCCCAGTGATTGAGATAGTAGGTGGTGCCCAGAGTCTGCGGGTTATAAAAACTGGTGGTGTTGTAGAGCGTGTCGTTGCAGACGAAAAAGTCGCGCGTGGTCAGCAGCGCGATAGCGCCCGCAACCGGGAATTCATCGACAACGACGGTGCGCATTTGAATCTCGGCGCGGTCGATGTTGAACGCGGCGGCGAGGGCGTCAACATCAATCGATGCGAGGGCGTCCGGCGTGACCATGAGCACCAGTTCGTCGTTTGCCGCGAACACGGGTACGGGCACGTTGTTGTACACGGTGCTGGGGAAACGCAGTTTACCGGCAACCGCTCGAATCTGCTTCAGCAGAGCGCGTGCGGTGGTTTCGTCGGTCGGTTCGGTCACCTTGATTTTGTGGAAACCATAGTTTTCCTCATAGTATGCGAGCAGATTGAGCATGATACGGTATTCATCGTATTCATCAGAATTGCGCGGCACGTCCATGATACGCGCGACAAGATTGTTCAACCCGTACTCGTCTGTGACGGCGGTACGCAGTTCGTCCGCGTTAACGGTGATGGGGTACTGGTCGCGGCGGTTCTGCGAGTGGAAAATCTGCACCGCGTCGGGTCGGTGCATTTTCAACAGAGTCTCCACGTCATCCTCATACGCGTGCGCCTTAATCCACTTCGGAACGATTTCCTGAATGGTCGAACCATAGTTAAGCTTCGCGCCCTTGAACGGTGCGAGCGGGTTGTCGAACTGCTGACCCCGGACGTAGGTCATGCCGATACGATTGACAAGGACATCGACAAACTGATTGTAATACTGCTGGTTCATGGGCGCGAACAATGCGTCCATGGTCGCGGCGATACCGTTAACGGTGGGGTCGGGGATGCGCTGTTGAAAATCGTTGGTGCCCGAGAGCCACGCCTTCGCTAGGATGGTGCTGTTGTTGACTGCCATAATATGTGTCTCCTAATCAGTCGATAGTCAGGTCAAGGTCTTCAATCGGCGTATCGAGGTCGATATCATCGGTGTCCGAGTCATCATGAGTCTCAGAGTCGTTGTCGGTATCGTCCGCGTCCGCCGCGTCCATGAAAGCGTTCACCGATTCGATGAACGCGGTCAGCTTGGTATCGTATGCATCCAGCTTGGTCAGCACGTCGTCGATTCTACGCGCCAAAGCGTCGTAGTCGTCGGTGCGCTGTTCGGTCTGCTCGGTATTGGTTTCGACGTCGTTTTTTTCGGTGTCATCTGCCATTTTTTAATCTCCTAAAAATAATCGGGCTGACAAATAATTGTTTGTCAGCCCGATTATAGCATTATGAGAGCGATTTATACCCGACGTTTGGGAATTGACCAGATTCTACACCGCGCGGCACGTTTCCGTGTCAGTCCCCGCGCTAGGTGCACTACGTCGCGGTATAGCGCCGCTCACTAGCCGACGTAATCATATCACCGGTATCCGCAATACCGCAACATGTCCCGAAAATCGCCGTACGTTTTCAGGCTGTCGAAACGAACGTACCGTAGCCGGTATGCGTCAAAAAGAGTCTGACATAATGGCGAGGTGCGTTTGAGCATGACGTAGTTCGGTCGGTCATCCAATGTCAGCGTATATGTGTCGCGCATGTCGCGCGGCGGTTTGCGATTGACGTAGTAGTAACCGTCTCGCATGTCCAGCCATATCGCAAGCGGGATATTGTCGTACATCAGCGTGTACAAATGTTCGGCGTTGCTGGTTTTATCCGCAACCATTTCCATATCCGTATCGGTGCTGAAATCGTTGCCCAAAGCGATTTTCTCCAAACGCCCGCTAGCCATTCTGCCCGCCAAGGTCTGCTTTTTTTCGCGTGCGTATTCCGCGTTTTCGAGATTATGCAACAAAAACGTCTTGTCCAGATACCATGAGTAACCTCGCTTGGGGTTGCCGGTAATGCCCGCGTGCTCAAAATAAGGGTTAAGAATATCGCAAGCGTTGCCCAGCAAATAGAGTCGTGGTTCGTTGCCGGTGTCGGCACGCTCACGGGTCACGGTATCAACGATATTTGTCAGGATGTCCCACTCGTTTTTCAAATACCGGTGGTTTTTGTCGTCCTTTTCGAGCACGGCCTCATCCATGAAAATACGTTTCACCCTGTTGAATGTGAGCTTTTTAATCAGCTGAAACTGAGTCATTGCGACAAAATACCCCAGCAATTCCCATTGCGGCTTACCGCCCTCATGAGGGCGCGGCGCAATGTACGCCTGATTTTTCTCGCATTTGAAAACATATCCGGGATATTCGCGTTGCAACCTGTCATAATAGTTTTCTGTCAAGGGCGCTAATTCCTGTGCATGGCGCGTGATTTCCACGAAACGCCACTTGTTTTTAATCCAATCGCTTACGCACTGTTTGCGTAGCCCGTAGGTTTTTCCGTATCCGCGTGCGGTTATGACCATTGTCACCGGCGCGTCATACGATAATGTTTTCTGCCAACTGTAATATTTATTGTTCATCAGTGTTGTCCGTTTCCATAAGCGGCGTCATTTCGCCGTTGTCATCCATTGCCAAAATTCTACCCACACCGTCAACATATTCAATCCACCGTTCACGGGTATCGACATGTTGCGTGCGACGCAACCATTGCAGATTTTCCACGCTCGCACGTTTGGTCGTTTCGCCCAGCCATCGGCCTGTCGGGTACAGTGCGATGGACTGCGGCACATCGACGTGCGCCGTGTTGCCGAGATGATCGGTCACGTCGCCGATAAACCTGTCCACGACCTCGGGGCGGCGTTTTTGCAGACTATGGCTGATGCTGTTGGCCACGAAAATGTTGTAACCTAGCACGTTCGGCGCGACTTGTTCGAACGTGTACCCGGCCTTTGCGAGGTCGTTGCAGAGCGTTTCGATGTGATAGGCGTCTCGGGGGCGCGACAAACCGGCGCACGTGATATGGTAATGCCCGTCCGATTCGCTGATTCTGGCCTTGTTCCACGCCTCGAAATGGTTGGCCCAGCGCGTGCCCTCACCCGCTGTCTCGATGTCAAAATGCCCGATGGATTCGAGCGGTGACGCCAAGTCGGGAAAATTGGCGCGGTTGCGGCGTTGCACGACATTGATAGCCATATCGCTGGCGTCGGCCAAGGGTTTCAGCGCTTGCGACAAATCGGCGTCGGTCACGTTTTCGGCTACGCTAGCCTTGATGCTGTCGGTGTCGCCGCCTGTCGGGTGTATGGCGTCGCCCAACGTTTCGTGCAACAGTTCGAGGGCGATGATGAGGTGCATGCGACTACCCGCGACTATCCTCATGCCGTATGTGTACAGCACTCTGATTTTGTCCGGTATCATCTCGCTATAGGTATCCTGATTGACTATCGTAGTGTTATCGATTTTGATATCACCGTTCAAAACGACAAATGACGGCTTCATTACGTCCATTGCCTGAGTGCCATAAATGCCGTTGAACATGCCTTTAACCGTGGAATTATAATACGATTGCAGAAACTGCGTATTAGCGGTGCCGTTCAAAAGTTCGTTTTTGATACCGTCCGGAATACTGCTAGGCACTTTTTCCGGATATTTCTCACCCTCTTTATAGACTTTCAACACGTGTTTCATGTCCTGTTTGCGCTCAAAAAGCACGTTGGACTGCAAAGTCACATAGTCGGGCGGTATCGCGAATTTGCGCGTGGCCTCTCCCAGAATGACGTTAAAACCGTCATAATCATACACTTGACTGATGCACCACAATTCGATTTCGTTGACGTGCAACACCGCTTTTTCGGCGCTCATGAGTTTTCCGAACGCGAAAACCGGTTGGAAAGCCCTGTCATACCAACCGGATAATTTAATGTTTTCCTCGGCTTTTTTCATCAACTCATTATCCTGTAAATCGGTTTTAGTCGCGGTTTTCGTGAACTTGCCCTCGGGGATGATGCCTATACCCGCCTCGGAAAATATAGTGTCTTTTTTCACGCGCAAATTGACAAACTCGCACCTGACATGCACGGCGTTGTTGAACGGTTTGTAATAGTATTTCAACACGTCTTTCACCGGCGTAGCCATGATATTGACGCAAATATCCCTGAGTATTTTAGTATGTCGCGGCGCAAAATGCACCGGTATCATACGCCCGTTAATGAACGTATGGTGCATTGACGTAACGTCCAATGATACGACGTTATGCCATACGCGATTAGCGTAATTAGCGCTGGTGAAAGTCAGACCGCCTCGAAAACACGCCTTACGCAGAGCGTATTGTTGGAATGTTTTCGCAAATTCCTGTCGGCACGTCATCTCGAAGGCGCTGATGAGGTTGTTACGGTGTCCGTTGGCCTTTTTGTACCGTAGCACGCCGATTTCGTGATAGGCCATTTGCCTGACCAATGACGTTTTGGTGAGCACGCGGCAACCCAGCATATCGGCGGTGAGCCACTCATTAGATTTCAAAAGGTACGCGAGATAGGCCGGAATCACCTGAGTATCACGCCCCGCGTAAAAAAGCTCGGTATCGGTCAAGGGCGTTTCGGGCGTCCTGACTAGCGAGTAGTCCCAATCCCCCACGGCTTTAGGCAAACCGCATGTTTCGCCCATTGCACGCAAACCGCCCATTTCGAGATAAAACGTGTCCCAGAATCTGAGGGCTACCTTACCTTTATCATCCAATAGGTCTACAGTGTATGCGCTGGTGCTTGTTTGAGCGTTGACCGCCATTTTATATGACCGACTCAAAAGATACATTAGCGGTTGCAAGTCAAACATGAGGTTATACGCGGCAATAACCGGCACGATATCGTTACTCCTACCCCAGTTCATCAATTCCGCGACATAATCCAGCATCTCGCCGGTGTGCCGGTAATACCGTATGTCATCCATATCACGCGCGGTGTCGTATTGCGTCAAATCAACAAACCGGATATCATTGATAATAAACAGTATCGGGTAGGCCCGCGTGTTCTCTCCGGTTCCTAGGTTCGTTGTTTCGGTATCATACGCCGCACATACCCGGTACTGTCTCCCCTTTTTACCGTTTCTCACCATTTTTTCTATCGCCATTCATTAACGTAATCCAGATACTCCGGTGAGGTTTGTATATCCTCAATCAAACCTTGCGCAAACGCAATGTTTTCGGCCGTGTCACCGATAGGCTCATACAAACCCTTCGCCATGTCGAGAGCCGCCTTGTTGCGTTTCATCACCATGTCGAAAGCCTCTCCCAGACTGCTAGCCCCAAGTTCCGCCATGATAAGCTTGTTACGTTGGCTAGCGGGCGCGCCTTGCCATATGCGTTGCGTGGCCGTGTAAAAAATCTTGACTTTCTGCGCACCGTACTTTCCGAGCGCGCTTTTACGGCCACGCCCGGCCAAACCAATCTGCTGCTGAAAAACGTAGTTCGCGCGGGCCGTTCCGGACTTGCCTCTCTGAGTCTGCGACTTCAACGCGGCCACGCTTTTGTCGATGCTACGGCCACTGCCTCGATATGTTCCGGCTATCGCCTCATTGAGATTCCTGATGTACCTTCTCAGCACGCGGCGTTCTGTGGCGCTTTTGGACCGGTTGACCTGTTTTTCCAGACTCTTGACGTACCGTTTCGCACGACGGCGTACGTTATACACTTCATCTGACTGTCTGCGCTGTCGTTTCGCCACAACCCCGCCACCTATCTGACCGACACCGAAAAAATAAAGGGCCGCACCCATACATGACCTGAGCGCGGCCCTATGAATTATAACACGTTAGGCTTCAAGCAATTGGAACTGCTTGTAGGAACGGTCGCCCGAAAGCGACGTTTCCTTGATTTGCACCTTGACGTAGCCGTTAGTGGTGTTGGCCTTGAAATCGCCCTCTACCATATCGACAAGTTCGTTGACGGTCTTTCCGAGCCCGTTGGACTGGGTGAAATACACCTGACCGTCAGCGCCGAAAATATAAGTGTTCTGACACGGATTGCCCGAACGGGTTCGCGTTCCAATCTGAGTCATGACATCAACGACATCGATAGGCGTATCACCCAAGTTCTTCAGCGACGTGGCACTGTTGCGCGCGTTGAACATGCGCACGCGATTGGCCGGGACGTGCGGGTCGAACGTGATGTACTGCCGAGGCTCGAACCCATTACCGGTGACGTTCGGCGTGGCGGCGTTCTCGGGCAGTTCGCCGGTTTCGGTGTTGACGTTCTCAATGGTTTCGTTGTTCTTGTTGGTCATGATATTATCTCCTTTAATTAATCTGCTTGTATTCGGTTGCTATTTCCAAAAAATCGAACACGTTGCACTCATACATTACGGTGTGAGTCGTACACCCTAGAATCAAAAAGTTGCTGCCAAGGATATCGCTATCCTCACCACTAAGAGTGGCGTCACCCTCGGTTCGATGCCGTACCGTAGACTTGACTATCTGCCTTACAGTCGCGTCGGTGACTTTCCCGAACACCTGTAGGATAAAATCACCGTGCGGTGTGGACACTTTCACTTCGTTGGTAATCACTGTTTTTCGTAGGACATCCAAGATACCACCCTTTCAATGGAAAAATTTTTCGGACACAAACAATATAAGGCGTGCCGCAAAATTTTGCAATTGCGACACGCCCATACAGTAATAAAAATTTTTTCGTCAGCCTAGCAAAATCTGATTAACTCGATTCTGAACAGCGTCATAGTTCACACCCAATCGCGCACGACGTTCCTCACCAACACCATAATCACCACGAATAACGGCATTAGCCAAAGCGTCGATATCAACCGACGGCGCACTAGGCGCGGCGGTACCCGCGCCCAGAATCTCATTAACACGCGCCTGAACAGCGTCATAGTTCGCACCCAATCGCGCACGACGTTCCTCACCAACACCATAATCACCACGAATAACGGCATTAGCCAAAGCGTCGATATCAACCGACGGCGCACTAGGCGCGGCGGGCTCACTAGGCTGAGACACGGCAGTACCACGCGCGATAGCGTCCAACCGCGCAAGGTCGTAAGTGCCCGGGCACTCGGTAGCGGAAAAATCACGGTGACGGTACAACGGCAAGTCACCATACACGCTACGGATATTAGCAATCAGTTCGCCGATTGTGGCGTAATCACCGTCACTCTGCCTCGGGTTACACTCAATGCTAATGCCCCTGTCATTGCCCATACTGTTGACATTGATACCGTCACCACTAGCCCAACTACGATTATCCGGGTCAACCAGACACGCCACACGGCCGGCCTCGGCAACATAGTTAGCGCTAGCACCACGACTCGGACTACACAACGTGTTAATCACACCTTCAAACGTCGGGTGCTCGGCCGGGTCACCCCACCAGTGGATAACAATACACGCAATGCCATACGGGCGTCCAACGGTGTAGTTGGGCGAGTCGTACTGGGTGATAAAATCGAAACTCATTTTGCTTCCTTTCCGTTCTTGAAAATTTCCAGAATCCTAGAGCCGGCTAGCTCGGGGTTGATTTCCACACAGTTCTCGAAAATGGACGTAATCTCGATAAGCGAGATAGCAACCACCACCGGGATAAACAACGGCGGAGTAAACCCAAGGTCAATTCTACTACTCTCAAATTCCACAAACCACGCGACAAAAATCACCACAACGTAGCTGAACTTGTGAGCAAGCCCCTCACGCATCTTAGCGCTGCTCATACGTTGCCCAATAATTGCCTTAACGACGCCTGTCACGTAATCCGTGAGCATCAACACCCCGGCACAAACGCAACCACAAACAACAGTGTCATTCATAAAAATATCCTTATATAATAGTAGGGTCATACACCTTATTAGTGCATGACCCTACTATATCACTCGGAAACTATTTTACCGCGCCTGTATCGTTCGATGTCATCCCGGTATCTCAGATTAACAAAATCATAGATACCGTCACCAGCCGCAACAATCTTATTATGTCTACCCCCGCGTTTCCGTTTCCTCGAATCAACCTTAACACCTGTAATAGCTTGCTTAGCGTTCACCCGCGAACTAATCAACGACATCTTCAATCTCCTTTCTAAAACACAAACTCAATATCCTCGTGCATTTTGTTATAAAACAAATATTTTTCAACGACTACATCCATACTCACACACCTCATAACTTCTGTTTTTGTCACCCAACCGATTAAACCGTCCGCATCACAAACACTGTTAGCATATAACCAATCCACCATACGCTTCTTAGCTTGCTTAGACGTGAGCCGAGAGAGGCCGTCAATCTTGTGTTTTTTGATACAAACGTCTCCAAAATCATCGTAGTAATAACGTGTCATCTTTCATCACCTTTTTTTCAGTCATCAAGCCTGTAGTTAGCATATACTAGGTACGCTTGCAATTTTTGAGGTACCTTAGCCCAGTCATCGTAGCCCAAGTCGTTCATGTCGGACACTATATGGCTCACGTGATACGCCCGAGCATCAATCCCCATAAAATACATGTCCAGCATAATAGACTTCATATTGTCAAATCGTGTTTTCATCATTGTTCCTTTTGTTGTTCGTTGCCGACATGTCCCATTATGGCAAAGCGTGCTTGCACGTGACCCGTCAAGCACCCTACCCACACACAACCAACACAAACCGTTCGAACAGTCGAACAATAACGATAACCATTATCAATAACACGGGCACTCCACACCAAACAAACACACAAACCCCCGCGTGTCGAACGTACGAGCGTGCTACAGGGGGCACGACAGAGGCATGGAGAGTGGCTATCC